GTTCCCCACAAAGTTTCAGCTTCTTTTCTAATATCATTGAAGCTTAATTCTTCTTCAACCTTAGATTCAATTTTATCTACGACCTTAGCGCCGTCTAAACTTTCTGCCTTTTCAATCGCGTCTACAATAGCATCAACAAGCTCATTGTATCCGAATTTGATTTTTGGCGCCAAATATTTAAAACGACTTCCGGCCATAACTGTTGGGGTCTTACGAGTATATAACCAACGTTCTGCATTTCCTTCGTCGTCCCAGGAAATATCAATATATCCAATGATGTCTACTAATTGATTAACAATATCATAGGCTCTTTTTGGAATCGCTGGGCCGAGAATTTCTACTTCAGAATCATCAGCTCTTTTCTCAACTCTTTTATCAACATGGGCAATAATTACAAGTCCATAACCAAGTTGTGTAATCTTTCTCAAACAAGTTTCAAATTCTCTCTTGGCTGCGGTATAACCACCACCCCAAGGGATTTCTGAAATAGTTTGTACTCCATGTTGCGCGCAAGTATACTGTTCACACAAATCCCAAGCAATACCAACAGTATCAATAGTGATTGTGTTATATTTCTCTTGAGCTTCTGGTTTTTCTAATTGTCGTAGAACAAGTTTAAAATCTGTCCACTTTTTAATATCAATGGCCATCGCACCAGAAATTGCGTTCCAACCATGTTCAAATCCTAATAGTAGATTTTTAGGGAATTGGCAAGCAAGGGAAGTCTTACCTACCTTCGGTAAAGAATATAGGCACACGAACTTCCCACGCAAGTCTCTGGAAATAACTGATGGCTCTAGATTAAGAATATCAATCCCTGCCATAAGTCACCTCTTTATTAAAATCCCAAATCATATCCACCATTGTTTGTTGTCTGAGGCGGCGCCTTCTTCGTGCTTGCACGAGACATATCTCTATTCTTCTGATTTTCAAGACGAAGCTTTCTATCAGCAAGAGCATCCTGGATTTCAGCATTATCAAATGCAAAATCTCCTTCAAGAGGCTCCTGTGAACCACCAGTGATAATCAGATCACTTCTGTTGATTGTTCTTGTCTTTTCAATTGGCTCACCAAAATCAACTTCCTCAATAGTTGTTTCAGTTGTAGCAGAAAAGTCCAATCTACCATTAGCCTTAACTGTATCACCTGTGTTCCAATATGTAGAGATAGCGTCAATTACACCTTCACTCTGTGCATACAAAGGAACTACATCAACTTTCCCACCATACTGCGGCAGAATAGCGTCAATTTTATATCTTCCTGTAGGCTGCTCATTACGATCAATTTCTTCTGTCTTGTTCGCAACTACAAACTCTGCTAGGAATGTAGCTTCTGGCTTACAATCTGCCTTATTGATACGAGTCACAAAAGATGCGTTGATTCTTGGGAAAGAAATCAATCTACCATCCTGGCTGTAGTACTCATTCATACGAATACTGCCGCTAGTGATACGAATTCTGTCCGCGCCGTCTTCACCATTCTCAGATGAAGCAATACTTGTGTACTCGTCTGCAATCTTTTTAATTGACTCATATGCTGGATTAGGAGTCCCTTTATTTGTAAGTTTAGAGGCAAACATATATACCGGAATAGCAAGTTCCTTTTCTTCACCGCTAATCTTCTGAACGACCTTTACGATAATGTGGCCGCCGATAGATTCCATTGTCTGTCCATTCTTATTAAATGAACCCGGCTTGATGTCAATTTCACTTAAAATTCCTTCTACTTTAACTTTATTTTCTGCTTGTCTTAACATTATTTTTTTCTCCTGTTTGTTTATCAATTTTGTTTATTAGTTTGTGAAAATAAATAATAATAATGGAGGGTTAGTTAAACCCTCCTATTCAATTATTTACTTACTCGTCGTCGCTAGGAACGAAAGTTTTTCCTTCGTCAGTTAGAACAACATAAGTAACCGGCTTTTCCTCGCCATCAACTTCAACCTTTTCTCTTACTGCAAGACCTTTCTTTGTCAAGTCAGTAACATTAGCACCAACGCTTCTTGCGGTTCTATCAAGTGCTTCTGCGAGTTCCGGAATGGAAACCTTTCCACCATTAGCCTTTACATACTCAAATACTTCATTACTCTTTTCAGTCAGTTTCATAATTTTTGTTCTCCTTTTTTAATTTTTTACATTTTAGTTTTCAGAAAGTCGCTCTCTTTAACTTTCTATATATATTATAGAAGAATTTTAAAGAGATTTCAAATTTTCAGCCATAGTTTTCTTTAAAAAATTATCATTCCAATGACTTTTGAATTATCATTTATTTTGATGCTTTTTACGCCTTGCGCGCCCTTACTAAGAAGGTTAATTTCAGATAGCCTAATTCGGATTTGAGAATTGTTTGCAACTACTATTGCATTAGTTTCGTTTATAATTGGTAGGAACGCTACTAAATTATCTGATTCATCATTAAGTTTATGAATCTTTACTCCTTTTGCCCCTCTACCTACAACGCTAAATTCAGTTCTTGAAGTTCTTTTTGTATAGCCCTTTTCACTGATACTTATTATTTCTTTCGTTTCTTTTGGAATTGTGGTAGCAAATACGACCTCATCATCTTTATTTAAAGTGATTCCTTTTACTCCTTTTGCGACTCTACCAATTGGACGAATTTCTTTAGTTCCACAAATTACGAATTGACCGCGCGCAGTCAACATACCAACATCATCATTATCAGTAGATACTACTGAACAGATACTATCACCATCTTCTAAAGTTAAAGCTTTAACTCCAACTTTTCTTGTCATATTATATTCACTCAATTTACTTTTCTTTATGAAGCCATGCTTTTGAAGAAAATTAAGTTTTGATGTTTGTTATTTTCTAAAACGGTCATATAACATACTTCTTCATCTGATGAAAGCGCGCTGACGCTTTCAATCGGTACAACTTCCCCATAAGGAATATTTGAAAGTTTTGTATGATAACAATTACCATTCTTTGTAAAGAAAAGTAACGTATCTGTATTCTTTCCAAATTGAGTAGATATAACATATTCTCCATTTCGCATCTTAAACTTTTCACCAACGCCGCCTCTGGCTTGGGAATATAAAGAAGAAACTTCTTTTATATAGATGTTATTCTGGTTTGAAAGATTAATAGATAGCTGACGAATTTCTTTTGGTTCATCATCCTCATTTTCTATGTTGAGAACTTGTGTACGCCTTTTGTCACCAAATTTAAAAGCGACTTCATTCCACTTATCAATTAATTGTTG